TTCCGTGATGCAGTACTTACAAGATAGAATGTGTTCAACTGTAATACCGAATCCGTCTCCGCGCTCATGTAGTCGTTGGGGCAGGTCATTGTATCCCCGCCAGTACTCTTGAATTTATCCTCCGATGTGATCCAGTAGTGAGTCATGTAGCCTAAAATTTCGTGCGCCCAGGCACCGTCACAGCCGGTACTGTCTTCCTTAACACAGACCATCGGATGCGCCCACGAGAGAGCCGGGAAATTGCCCCTGTTGCAGCCCCACTCACCCCAGCGATACGAGTTGTTGTCATCCCAATACCGCCAGCAGACATCGGCGGGAATCCAGGGCTTGAATCCCTCCAGGGCGGCTATAGCAGGCTGATTTGTTGAGTATACATTGGAGACGCTTATGTCCATTACTACGGATGATAAGATAAGACTGTCCGGCTGAATAGTGTCGCCAACGTCTATGCAGTTGTGTACGTTCACCCACCGGATCAAGGTGGTACGGTAATCATCATCAAGAAGCAAGCTGTCCGTGTTATTCCATACCGTTGTCGGGTTGTCGCTTGACAGGGATGAGATTTCTATTGAATCGGAACTCATTAGGATGGTGTCGATTTCCTCTGTCCCCAAACCGTCCCCACCATCTTTCCAGTGATACCGGAACCTCACATCAGTCACCTTGAGAGACCCAATTACCGACCCCCAATGTTGCACAACGCAGTCAATGGAATCTCTCCGGTTAGCCCACTCGTCACCGATCTTGAAAGAATACCAGCCAGCGATTGTCACGGTGACATCAAGATCATCCTCTCCCTGCGGAGACGGCAACCCCGCCCTATCGGCTCCGCTGCTGTCGCCGCTGTTCTGGAAACGCTCTCCCTCAAACACGTCGAGAAGATACTGCATCTGCACATTATCAACGGCAGACGCCGGACCGCAACTGCCACAGGCACCTTGGTCCATGATCGGCGTTAGAGTGGTGATCTCATAGCTTGCTGGCAAATCAGACGTATCGACAGTAAGCGCGGGGCGGTTAAACCGCCGCCATGTTGGACCGCCACCGATATGCAGAGAATCCTGCAATACCTGCCCCTTCCCTTCCGTGGTGACGGGCTTGTAGTTCTCATACATATTAACTTCACCACTATGAACCACAGACGACGCATACAGGCTTATGGTTGCGGAAGTTACAACGGCGTCTCCCAGGTTTTTCAGTGTGTCGAGTCCGGTAGTCCACAGCAAGGGATAACGGAATTCATTACTAACGCCCTTGACATACGACAGGGTAGCCGCTCCCGTGTTGGTGCCGGTCGCGTTCATCATAATGTCGGTATCGCATATCAATTCAGCCGGAACAACAACCGTTGTGGTCCCCGCCCACGCCGTAGCGGTCAGCAGGAGTAGGATGATTAGAGCTTTACGCATCTATCCTCCAGAATCAACTTGAAGTCGCGGGGCTGCCAATTCCCGAAGTGTGCCGGGCTGACATCTTCTGCCAACAAATGGCCGCCGCTCTTCTTGCGGAACCAGCGCGGCACGATGTCGGGGTGATGCAAGTTGAGATGGATATTGACGGCTGTCGCTCCAGTTGAACAGACATGACCACCGCCGAGACCGATCATCTTTCTGGCCTTGCCAAGTAATCCGCTTGCAGTAGGCCCGATTGCCAGCTTGACCGGCTCTTCTAGGGCCAGACTGAGCAGGAACCGGAGATACTCCGATTCGTCATAGTCGCCCTGAACTTTATCGCCGACCGCATTGTTGAGGAACCGCCAGAACGTATCGAGCGCCTCATTGTGTTTCCATAGTTCATAATGGATCGGACGCCACAGTCGGATGTGCTGTCCCTCAAGGATGTGGACAGGCTCGGCCTTTGCTTGCGGGTATGTCCAGTGCACCAGCGCAGTCGGTGATGTCAGAGTCAGAACATGAGTGTCTGATTTCGGCCCCCCGGAGAACAGGAACTTGAGCCACTGGAACGCTTGAATTCCACGCTGTGCGACCATAAGCGGATATTGCTTTGGCTTTAGGTGCCGCTTCAGCGGAAACTTGGGCGCAGTGGTGATGATGTCACCGGCCCGGCCTATGTCAATCAGCTTGCCGGGCATCAGTAACGGCTCCTATGCCAGACCGTCCACAGTTCATTGATGAACAAAGTGTCAGCATGGCTATCGGTTTCTATGATACGACCGACTGCATGAATCACCGCCCTATCGTGGAAGTCGTGGAAGGCGTCAGCCTCATCAGCCGTCAGGACGAGCACGTCCTCTGCCGTTGTATGTCCACTGTCGGAGTCGATGCCCGCGTAGGCAAAGCTATTGGCCGCGCTGTCGCACTCGTTCTCGAAAAGGTACATGGCGAGATAAGCGTCTGCTGCCGCGTTCTGAGTACAGCGTATCTTGGCGTAGACGGCAATCAGCGAGTCGGCCTTCTCCGGTTTCGGCACCGACCAGATAAAGTGCATATTCGTATTGGTCGCCCAGTTGCACCCGATCACCGCCAGAGCGTTACCATAGCTGTTGTGAACAACCTTAACGGTCAGGGAATCGGTGTCGGACGAATCATTACCAGCAGCGACCGGCCCGGTACACATACCGAGATCAGCCCAGACCACGATGCTGTCGTCAAACGCACTGGTGTCAATATCAATGGGCTTAGTGAACGAAATCTCCGATGCGCCGATTGTGATCCCGTCGCCGTCGCTTAAGACCAGAGAACCGTCGTCGCCAGCGATTGAATCGACGTTAAGGGTCCCCTTGACCCGCAGGGAACCGTCGAGGGTGTCGTCGTCGTCATTCCGAAGTCGCTTATTAAGGGCAGCCTCTATATCAGTGCCAGTAGTGTCAACGTCGTCAGCCAGTTTGGATGTCTCTGCGCGAGTTGCGCCGCCATCAGTCGTGTCAGCAGTAGCGGCTGTCGTAGCTCTAGTTGCGCCGCCATCCGTTGAGTCCGCTTCTTTGCAAGTCTCGGAACGTATTGCCCCGCCATCGGCAGAGTCAGAGAGAGTAATCACCGCCACCGTACTCTCTATATAGGCAAACAGATCGGCTTCAGCATAGATTGAGGCATAGATACCCGTTCGCATAGCGGCAATGTCTGTACCTGCGGTATCAGCATCGTCAGCTGTTTTTGCTGTCTCAGCCCTAATCGCACCACCATCTGTGGAGTCAGCCTCCTTGCACGTTTCAGCCCTTATCGCGCCGCCGTTGGCAGAGTCGGCTAACGTCGCGTTGTCAATAGTGATGTCGTTGGCAACCTCATTATCAGCCCACGGGTTCGCCGTATTGACAAGATTCTCATTGATCGTGCCGTCTGCGATGTCGGTCAGTGTCGCCTCAAGCGGCTGGTAGACAGTGTCACCGACTGCCGTCACTTTAGCGTCTGTGACTGTGATTGCCGAATCCGCGACCTTTGCTGTCTCAGCTCGGATTGCACCGCCGTCAGTTGAATCAGCCTCCCCGCAGACTTCGGCACGAGCAGCGCCGCCGCTTGTCGAGTCGGCCAGCTTGGAAGTTTCGGATCTGATTGCCCCGCCATCTGCTGAATCAGCCAGTGCCGCCGTAGAGTCAGAGACCTTGACGTCAACCTCAAAGTCAATCGTAGCGTCACCGTCTTGATAGGTGACGGTGATCCCGGTTTCAGTATTGCCGGTCAGCATCAGGCCAATCAAATCCTGAATCTCTTCGTCAGTCTGTACCCAGGTATCCCAATGCGCTTGGGTCGTGTCGTTTACCGCTTCCCGGTAATCCTCGACCGTATCGGTGAAGACCGCCCAATGAGTCGCCACGCTGTCACCAATCAGAGACTTGGCAGCCCGCCACGTCGCCAGCATCGAATCGGCCTCATTCGCGCCCTTGAAGAGATAGGTAACGCAGAACAGCATCGAATCGGCAAACGTCGCCATGACCGTGTCTGATGAATCGCCGAGAAAGATGTGGTCACCGGAGTAGGGGTTGATATGATCGACTTCGATCGCTTGCCAATCAGAGTCAGAAGCACCGCCGCCGCCCGTGGCATCTTCAGCCCACAATATCCGGCTGGAATCGGCTTCATACTTCAGGACATAGCCGTCAGTGGGGGTCGCATCGGTGACCTCGACGTTGCGGATCGAGTCGGCGTCTGCGGCCTCTGCGCTGGCGTAGTTATCATCGGCATACTTCTTTGTGATGAAACTGGAGTCGTCTGAGCCCGTGCCGAGAAAGACACGCTGAAACGCGATGATCGAATCCGTGAATGTCTCAAGAACCTTCGTCGTGCCTTCGCCGATAAAGATTCCGTTGCCGTCATAGGTGCGGAGAGTGTCGACGGTTATCAGCCGCCAGGACGAATCACCTTCTGCGCCGAGATTGCCGGCAAAGCGACCTTTGGCGGAATAGACTGAATCGGCCAGTGCCGAGTCAATCGTTATCGGAGTGCCGAGTCCGAAGTGAATCCCGTCAGTCGTCACCAGCCCGGTGACTGTGACCGGAGCGACTACGCGGATGGTATCGTGACCGCTTGGCGTGACGTAGGTCATAACGATATACAGAGTATCGCCGTTGGCGTAGAGAGCAGTGTCGCCGTAGGTGTCCGACTCATGCACCACCGGCACCCGGTCGGGATCGTTGACGGCATAGGAGATGCTGACCGCAAACAGGAGCGACAGCAGTAGGATTATCAGGCTCAGATTCCGGTTAGACATTGCGGCACCGCCTTATGAATCTCAGTGAAGCCGAAAACGAAGACGAACAGGACCAGCAGTATCAAGCCGACTGCGATCCTGGCCTCGTAATCCGGTTTATGGTTTGTCGTGTCCATCTAACTTGTCCTCCAGTCTCCGCAATATCACAAGCACCGAGTCCTCGACTACCCGCACTCGCGTCTTGAGGCTCGTGACTTCAACCCTGATGTCGCGATGGCTGTCAGCACAACGGTCGTGGACGGTGATGGCTGCGCCCGCCTTGTCGCCGATGTAAGTCACGTTTGCCACGACTGCCGTCGCAATCAGCACCACCGCGCCGACTATGGCGACGACTGTCCTGAGCGGGATCGTTCCACCATTCAGGTTCACCGGCTGGCCCTTGCTGGTGGTCATTTCGGATTCCCCGGCCCGACGCCCACAACGTCAACCTCGAAACTCTGGCCCTTCAAGTCCTGAAGCGATTCGAGCCAGACGGTTCGCTTGCCCCACTTCTCGGCTTCCATTTCAAGGGCAACGTGCAATTGCTCCGGCGTCGTGTCCTTTGGGAACCGGATCATGGCGGTCTGGTTGCCGTTGTCGTCGGTCATTGTGAACTGACAGAAATAATCGTCGTCTGCCCGCTTCCCGACATCGTCAATCGTGTAAGTAACTGTGCTCATGCGATACCTCTCAAGGTTCTGTTTTGTGATATAAGCGAGATTATGTCAGTCAGGTTTGTCATCCGATCAGACAGCAACAGCCGCGTCCGCCTCGGGTCGAGCAAGTCGGACTCGCGCCGATACACCCGGAGCGTGTCGGATAGGTTGGCCGCAGAGTCCAGCAGCCAAATCGTGTCACCGACGTCAAAGCCGAATTCCCGGTAATCAACACCGATCCGGGCCAAGTCGTTGATGTCAACCTCATAGGATGTGTGCTGATCCTTATTGCGATAGAGGATCCGGTTCGCCTCGTCCAGCAGCGCGTCGGCTGAGTTCTCCAGATAGAACGGCACCTCTTCGGTTGACCGGGCTATCTGGAATGAGTCGATATAGTAGTCAGCGACCTTGCTTTCAGTCGTAATGACGAGGTCACAGAAACAGGTCTCATCCGGGCCGAATGGGGTGTCGCTGACGAGCTGAATCCAGCCGGCGCCTTGTGTCGTGGCTTCAAATATCATGGAGCCGAAGGCGTAAGTGTAGTTGTCGTAAATAGCAATCTTGAGGCTACCGGAAACCACATAGAGATTTATCAAGAATACATAAGAGACGCCGCCGATTAGCCGGACGTTGCAGTTCGAGGATAGGTGCACACCGGCTGCCGTCAGGTTGGTTACTCGCTGACTCTTGCTGCCGTGAATGATATAGAGCGGGTTGGTGTTCTCGGCAAACGTGTTGGCGCCGATCGCGGTAAATATCGTCGCAAGCCCAGCACCGTAGGTGCCGGACAGACTCGCGTCAATGTGGGTATAGGCCGAGCCGCCGTCGAGCTTATAGTTGCGGATTTCGTTAATGACTTTCGGATGCTTGTTGTTCTGCGCCGAGTGTGAGACGATGCCATAGGTTGACTGAGAGGCCGCATCCTCAACGTAGGGGTCGTTCGGCGCCAGTTCATACCAGTGGCCGAGATTGCGGACATAGGGGCTGGTGATCGCCCCGCCGCCGCTGACTGTGTAGTTCGTACACTCAAGAGTGATCCGCTGCACGTCCTCAAGGTCGCCGATATAGATGTCGAGCCATTCCAGCGAGTAGACGTTCGGCGCAAGGATGTCCTGGCAATCGAAGACCCGCGTGTAAAGAGTGGCGCCGACGCTGTTCTTGACCGTGACTGTCGCCTCGATCGTGAATGATCCCACCGGAGCGCCCGACCACGTCGCCATAAACATCAAGAGCAGTGATATATAGGAGTCAAAGGCTACCCGGTCGGTGTTGGCCGGATTGCCGTCATAGAGGTAATATGTTTCAGAGCCGCCGCCATAGTAGAGATATGAACCGGCTGAGGCGGATTGGATTTTCTGATTGTCGCTGTACTTGACATCGTTGCCGAGACCGGAGCAGTACACCCGATTGATTGGAGCCTCGTCGCTCTTGGCAATCCGCTTGATCGAATGGTTGAACGATTGCGGCATTTCGATTGTCGAGCCGATGTTGTCCTCTCGCATGATGTTGACAACACCCGCCTCGGTTACTGTCGGATAGTACCGATAGAGGGTTGACCCGGACAGCGTCGTCCAAGTCCTGTGCAGGTAGGCAAGCGCCTCCTGAATCGTAGGTTTCGCCAGCACCACGTCGCGCAGTTCGGTAGACGGCACTTGATTGGTGCCGACCGAAAAGCCGCTGACGTCGGCGAAAACGATGGTCAGAAAGTCAGCCGCCGACAGTTGCGAGTATTCAGCCGCCTTGTTGACGACCTGATCGAGCAGAGCGTATTTCTTCGCCTCACAGTGGACGCTGAATAGGAATTCATCTTCGCCCTTGAGCTTCTGAACCTTGCGAATGATGAACGATCGATACGACCCGTCGTGACCGTAGTAGACCCGGATATACTTCTGAGCTTGCAGTAGGGCGATGTCGTCAAGGTGGTCGTCTTCCGGGTAGCTGCCGGCCTGCTGCTCGCGTCGGGCATTCTTGGCGTCGACGGTCAGTTCCAGAGTGTGAACGCCCAGCAGTTCCTCAATCTCTTCAGCCGTGACCACGCTACCGAGAATCGCCAGCCGAGTGGTGTTGGTGATGTCGTAGAGATGAAAGGTCGTCTCAGGCATAGCCTCACAACCTCCTGAGCGGCATATAGGCGGTGTGCAGTTTCATTGCGGCTGCCGTCACCTGCCATTTGTTGTATCGCTCGACAACCGGGAACTGCACACCGTAGTCGGGGTACGGATAGAGCGTCGACATCCGGTTAGTCAGGGCCAGGTCGGTCATGTTGAGGTCTTTGATCGTCCGGCGGTCCGAGTCGACAATCAACTGATGGTTGGTCGAAATGGAGGCGGTGTTGCCTATCCATGCGCCCCGGTTGGCGATGGCCTGGAATCCTTTCGTGAAGTCGAGCAGGAAGGTCAGCCGCTTGTTGAGGTCTTGAGTGAAATAGTCTCGGATCATAAAGCGGTCGACACAGTCGTCGCGGTCCAGTAGCGCCGTCACCGCATCATCCGAAAGCGGATGTTTCCAGATCGCCACCTCGTCGATGATGCAAGCGGAACGGTAGGAGCCACCTGATGCCGTGCCGACCCAGAAATAGGAGCCCGGACTAGGAAACGCTGACGGGCTGGCGGTTTCGTCGCTGAGTTCACCACCGAAGAGCGTCTTGAGGGTGATGTCGATCTTGTTCGCAGACTGACGGCAGACGAGATAGTTCCAGAAATCAGCCCGGACCATTGAGCCGCTAACTGAGACGTTTTCGGTGCCGTTGGTAAACAGCAAGTCGGACGTGCCGTTGTTCATAACGCCAATCCAGAGGCCGCCCGTGCCGTTCGAGTCGCCCAGCAGGACGTGATAATTGCCGTCACCCACCGTGAAGTTGCGCTTGAACTTGATAAATATCGTGATCTCTTCCGTACCGGCGACGGGTAGGTTGGCAAAGGTCGGGAACTTGAGAGTGTTGGAGCCGCCAGCAGTGAACGACAGGGCCGGAGTTCCAAGCGCCCCCTCTTCAACCGGATGTGTTCCGGTCTCTGTTGCCGTGCCGAAAACGTCGGTGAACTCTTCCGAGATGGCGCAACAGTAGATGCTCGGACTTGAGATCGTGCCGGATGTTGCCTCAATCTTAGAGACCAGATTGATCGCCCCGTGAAGCGCCGACGTGTCTTCCCAATAGACGGCACCAAGACTGATGGTATCCTCGTTGCTGACACCCCCGCAGTGATTGATAGTTTGAATCACCCGGAAGGTCACGGTGACGTGCGCTGCCGATGCGGTGAAGGCCGGACCGATCGGCTTAACGTCCATCGACTCGACGACAACAAGACAGGTCATGCCGTCACCAGAACCCGACAGAGAGCCGTCAGCCTGGAAGTGATTGATTGTGATCGTCGCTTCCCGGTAGCGGTCGTTGTACCAGCCGACTAGAGCGCCGATAGCTTCAATGTAGTGGTCCAAGTTCTCGTTGCTGTTCTGGTTGATAATGCCCTTGATCGTCAGCTTGCGCGGCTGAATCGTCTCAGGCTGGCGTGACGGGGCCAGCGAGCCCGGGCTGAAGCCAAAGTCGCGCTTGACCGACTGAATCGGTCCGATGCCGTCGACCGCCGTGACATAGTAGCCGTAGTCATTCAGGACATCGACGCCGTTGATCTTTATGTCTGCCGGATAACTCATTGCACGTACACTCTACCTTGAGCCCGAATCTGGTTGTTGACCTCGTAAACGAGACCAGCCGCCGCCTCTTTCGCGCTCTGATTGTTGAAATGGAAGTCCCCGGTGAAGGTGACCGAAGTTCCGCCGCCAGCCAGTGCCGGGGCAGCCAGACCGCCGCCAGTGTTCAGGAATTCCGACAGCTTATCCACAATCTGTTGACCGATGTCACGAATGTTGAAATCTATCGTCTGGAGTAGCGCGACCAGGCTGTCGGCCTGGCGCTCGGTAATCTTGGCGATTGACCGGGAAATTTGCGTTTGCTCGTTGCCGCCGGCAGCCTTTTCCTCTTCGGCGAGTTCGATCAAGCGGTCCATTTTGGTCCCGATGTCCATTCGCTCATCCCAAGTGATGTTTCCACTTGATTCAAGCGCGTCACCGAGAATGCCGTAGAGTTCAAGTTGTTGCTCATAGGTCAGATCGAAGATTTCCGCCCAATACTCGATCAGCTTCACGCCTTGCTGGTAAGTCAGATTCGCGGTGTCGACTAAGACGTTGCTGAATTCGGCCATGTTGGAGGCGCTGAAAGCTGCGCCCAGATCGGCGACCGTGATGTCAAGTCCCTGCAAGGTGTCATTCAGCCACTTCCAGAAATCGGCTTGGGCTATGCCGTCCGGCACAGCGATACCGACTTGCGCCAGCATTTCAGTCCAGATCGGCAGTAGGTGCTCATAGGCTGTTGACGACATTCCGCCGATGCCTTCCGGTCCTTCAGCAACCCAATCCTCCAACAACTGCTGAGCCGCCGTCTGCTCCTTGACCGTCATTGCCTGAACCGCGTCGATCCAGTCAACGATTGACATTCGCAGATCATATTGTGACGCGACAAGTTCCCGATTGGAGCTGGTCAGCACGTCGATGATGCCCTGAAAGACTGAGGCGAAACCGGAGACGAATCCGAGCGGGCCGCCTTCAGCGAATCCGGCAAAGGCATTGGCTAAAGTGTCAACCAACTGTGCCGCCTGCTCATTCGAGTTGGCTAGAAGGCCAGAGAGGATATACCCGTAGTTCCGAGCCGAGTCCGCAGCGTCGCCCCACTTGTCGGGCATATCGTCGAGGGTTGACCATTCAATACCGCCGAGGAATTCGGTGATGTCATCGGCGACCTCTTCCCAATCCTGCTTGATGAATGTGGTCGTCTCATCGGTGATTGAGACAAGACGGCGGTGAATCTTCAGCCATTCCTTTGTGTACCTGAAGCCGAAGTCACAAAGCAGATCCTCAATTGCCTTGAGGGATTGCCTAAACGTGTCCTCGTCGATAAATCCGGTGGCAAACTGAGTGTCCAGATCGTCCAGCATATCGTCGAGGTTGTCGATGCCGGGGAATTCGATGTCGGGAACGATCTTCAGCTTGGCGTCGTGCATCAACTCCTTGAGCTTGTCAGACATTTCCTTCGCGCCGTCAGAGCCGGCTTTGAATGTGCTTTTTGCGACCTCGCCGTCCTCCTCCATTTCTTTGGTCAGCGTGGCCATTTCCCGGCCAATCTCCTTGATCCGGTCGATTAGCTGCTCATAGGTGAAGAGCGGGTGGGCCGTACCCTGCGTAGCCTCTTCGAGAAGCGGCGAGTGCCCCTCCCAGCCGGTAAGAATGTCTTTAAGCTCATTGAGATACGTGAGTTCATCCCGAAGTGCCGCGAATTGTGCACTTCGGTCGAACTGCTGCGCGACCTTGCGCCATTCGTTCAGTACCTCCAATTCGTCGATGTAGTCCTTGAGTGACTCGCCGGTCAGAGCGTAGGCGATACCTTCGGCGTTTATATCCTCAATCAGTCCCGGCGCCAACGTGTCGATCTTGTCCTGAATCTCATACAGCTTGACCGTCTCTTCTGCCGTCCGTCCTGTCTTGTCGCGCAGTGCTTCAAACTCAGCCACGAGGCCCGGTAGCTTGTCCTTGAGCGCGAGCATCTTGACTTCGCTCTTGACGATCTTCTCCGACATGAGAGTGAAGTCATCGGTCAGCAGTTCGCGCCACGACTTGAGTGATTTGGTCAGAATCGAAACGCCTTCACCCAACACCGGCAGGAAGTTCTTACCGATCGCATTCTGCAATTCCTCAAAATATCGGGGCAGTGACGTCAACTGCTTGCCGACGTCGCCCATTGCCGCCTCATACGATCCGGCGACCTTGCGGCCCTGTTCGAAGATGCGGTTAATCAGGGACATCTTCTTTTCGTGCTCGGTAAGTTGAGTCGAGACCTTGCCCAACTCCTTTGCTGTTCTCGCGTAGAGCACGTTCAGGTCTTCAACGATGCCGAATTGCTTCAGGAGTCGCGGCCGCATGGCCGCAATCGCTTGTATGAAGGTTTCAAGTGCCTGTGATGAATTCTGGCCGGAAATGGAGGCCAAGTCCTGAGCCGTTCGCGCCAGTTTCGCAGCCAGGCCAAGATCAAGCTCAGACTGAATGAATCGGACAATGGATGTCCGGGCGACCTGGGTGGTGATACCCATCGCCTTGATTTTCTCGGTAACGTCCTCGATGTACCCGGCTGAGTATCCCGCAGCCTGACCGACCTGCTGAACAATGGTGCCGAGCGCTTCCGTCCGAGCAGCCGTCAGGGTCGCGTCTTTGATAAAATCGGTAAGTTTCCAGAGTCCGAGAGCGGCCGCACCAGCACCGATGACCTTCGTTAGCTTGCTGAATTTGCCGGTCAGCCCACCGATTCGCTTCTCAGTCCGCACTGCTCCGGCGTTGAAATCGGTGTCGTCGAGGCCGAGCTTGTATCGCAGATAATCGACTATGTGGCCGCGTGAAGACATTGCTTAGCCTTTCTTGAACTCCGGGGTGTTTGCTAAATCACCGAAATCACCGTCGCTTGTCGTGGCCTTCGCCTTGCTGTCATACTTGGGCAGGCCGTCAAGCAGCAGCAACAGGGCTGGAAAGGAAATCCCATGCATGATGTAACTCAGCTCCCAACCGAACGTCTTGGCGATGACGGCAACGAAACCGGCCCACGTGAACGGCTTGGCGCCATCATCCCCGTGAGCCTGCCCACGTTTTTTAACATTTCGTCGATCCGGGTCAGTCCGATCCAGACCGTCACCAGTTCAGTGATTGCCGATGTGGTGACCTGCTCAAGCCAGAAGTTGTCTTCCTTGAGTTCCGGGTTGACTTCGCCTGCGCGATCTGCGCACATTATCCGCAGCACCGGGAACGCCTTTGCCCCGACATCGGTTATGAGGTCGGCAAGCATCTTCGCCAGCGCATTGTCATCGCCGTCGTCGATCTTGGCCCGAATGTCTTTATCTTCCAGCGCCTTGAATGCGTCCGGGATTTTCAGGGCCGCCTCAATGACCTCCTGCAACCGCGCCAGGGTCGGCGGGTAGAGATGCAATTGCACCTTGTCGGCGAGCCGCACAAGTCGCGGCTGTTCACCTAAAATTTTGAGTTCGTCTGTCATTTGTCTTTAGTCCTCCTGGTTTGTCGTCTTCTGTCTCTTGAGAGAGTCACGGCGCGATAGGCCGATTCCATGTGCTCATGCTTGTCGTCGGACAGTCGCGGCACGCCAAGCCGCACGAAGTACAGCACTTCGGGTATGAGCCCGATGTCGTACCGCTCAACCGTCCGTAGATAGAAATCGTAGTCTGATGCTCTGGTCGGGAAGTTCTTGGAGTCAAAGCCGCCGAGTTCCTGCCAGAGTGAGTACCGGAACATCGGAACGCCGATGTCACAACGTCGGGCATAGAGCCAGCGGCGAATATCAGCCGGGTCGGTCGGCATGGTGTCGGCGGTCTCAATCAGATTACCGTCGGCGTCGATGGTATCGTAGTAGCAGCCGACCATCGGAATGTCGGGGTGTTCGTCGAGGAATGCGGCTTGCTTCTCTATCCGGTCGGGGTGACTGAGGTCATCGGAGCCGAGCAGGGCGATATAACTATCTTCGCCGGCAATCTCGACACCGCGATTGAACGCAGCAGCCGCGCCCAGGTTCTTTTCATGCGTCGCCCATTTGATAAAGACGTTGCTGCGATCCGGTAGCATGGCCACATGATCGTCAAGCCAGAGACCAGTCTTGTCGGTCGAGCCGTCGTTGACGACGATGATTTCATGGATGCCCTGGAAATCGGTATTAACGGCAGACATCAGCGCCGCCCTGAGCCACGTCGGTTCTTCCTGGCCACGATAGCCGTTGTAAACCGGTATCACTGTTGCAACTGCCGTCATGACCCCATCACCTCGTCGATTACTGCCATGAACTTCTGCGCCGAATGGCGGTTTGTATGGTTGGCCCGAATCCAGCTACCCGCAGCCTTGCCGCGACGCTGAACCGCAGCCCTTTCGTGGTAAGCCTTTGACATCGCCGTCTTGATTGCCTCCAGCGTCGGAACCGCAAACCGACTGCCGTCCTGAAAATAGGAGTCAGCCGTTTCCTTGCACTCAAGCGGGAAGTTGTAACGATTGTCACAGTAGTCAGCCGCCCCGGTGTTGTTGGCAATCGCTACCGGCATACCCGTTGTCATGCACTCAAGTGGAATCAGGCCGACGCCTTCGCCCTCAGACGGAAAGACACCGAAGTCGCATTCTTGCCAGAGACTCAGCATTTCCGGGAAACTGAATTGCTCGCCGATCATGGTGATCTTTGAGTCTGAGAGAATGTGCTTGATCTTGCTCTTGCTGATGTCCGGCAGGTACTTGACAATCAACCGGCTATTCGGCAGGTCAAGCTCCTTGAATGCCCGTAGTACCAGATCCGCGCGCTTGCGGTCGTTGACAACGAATCCCTGCCAGAGAAACGTGAAGGGATGCCGGTCAAGCGGTCGATGCAACATCGGGTAGATGTCGGGATTGACACCGAGCGGACAGAGATAGACCGGATGATCGGGAAAGGTTTGCTCGAACACCTTCTGACACCAGCGCGTCGGCACGATGATAAAGTCAAAGTACTTCTCGATATGATAGATGAACTCAGGATGAATCCGCTCTGACTCGTACATCGTGAAGATGCCCTTGTGCTCACAGTGGCGCCGCTCGAAATCGTCGAGGAACCGATTATAGGGCTGCCCGAAAAAGACATCGCAGTCGATTTCGGGCTTGCCCGTCAGACGAAAGAAAGGATGAGAGATAACACGACCCGGATACAGCTTCATGAGCGCATAGTACAATGCCTGGAACGCGCCACCGTACCCGGTCCGAGCACTTAATCCTCTTATTTCGTGCAGGAATACCACGATTAGGTATCTGCCTGCACCAGGAAGCCCAGCGAATTAGACGAGTCGGGAAACACATCGAACACGATCGGCAAGCTACCCTGACTCTCAGCGTCGTAGGTGATCGCGCTTGAACCCTGCAACTTGCAGTCAGGTAATTTCCAGGTATCGGTCCGGCCCGACCGCTCGTTCTCGACCACCAGAATAACCTCGACGCTGTCCGGTGCCGAGTCTGATATATTCAGGTAGGTCGTGCCGACAACCGAAGTCGACGGCTGGCCGAGCGCATAGGCCAAATTCTGGACGCTGAACTCAAGCAGGTCAATCGAAAGGGTCGCCGATCTCGCACGGAGAAGGGTTGCAACCTTTGAATGGCTCTGCCCGGTTCGCAGTTCCACGGTCTCGGATTCCATCGCCAGCACTGCCTTGCCTCCGGTGTGGCCGATGTCAGCACCACCGATCGACAGGCTAGTAATGAGGCCCGAGTAAAGTTTCGTATTGTCAGTTGCCATTTGGCGTATCTCCTTATTAACTCACGTCTCCGGCAAGCCCCATGAAGTGCAGGACTTTAACCGAAGACCTCCCAACAATGGTGGTGGACTCAGCCTCAACAAGGCGAAGGCTGGAGAGTACGGTTGTCGTTGTCTTGATGCGACCACCGGAAAGCAAGTCGACGACCTGGCGCGTCAGCGAGTAGATGTTCTCAAAGTCCTCCATCCCGTCCGAGCGAATGCCGTTCCAGATGGTGACCTCTTGATCGAACTCGCCGTCGTTCCGACGGGCTTCCGGTCGATAGATCGGATCGTGAATTAAAATCAAGGGCAGACTACAGTCGCTCGGCAAAGTACCACCGAGCAATATCTTGCTGTTGCCCGGCCTTGAACCCAGCGCAGTGTTGAGCGTCGCGTCGGCGTCAAGCAGCTCCTTGAAGGATTGCATGATGGCATACCCGTCAATCATATAATCCTCGCTCCCTTGCCCCCACGAGGCCCAAGACGCCGAATCTTACAGGCGTCACGAAACATCCGGGTTATCTGACGCTTATAGTGCCGTATGCCCTGCTTCAGCACCGGATAGCCCTTGTTCTCGACGTGTTGAGCATAGTTCACCCAAACCAGACCGCCGCGACGAACGCGGGTACGTCTGCCGTCAACCAGTCGTGACATTCGGCGGCGCTTGCCCGAAGACTTGCGCCGAGCGTAATCATAGGAGTATTTGACCCGCGACGGCCCGCCGGCATAGACCACACCAGTCACACCTTCAGGCGTCCGGACCGGCTTTTCATAGCCGATTGACTCCTGTAGCGCCCCGGTGCGGATCTGCCATCTGTGATGTTCCCGGCAATGGCCTTGGATTTTAACCTGAATCGTCTCCAATTGACGCTCCAGGCGACCACTCGTCGCATTGTCATAGACATCCTTGACCGTGCGCCGATGCTGGCGGTACAGTTGCCCCTTCACGTCTGAGTCTCCCCGGAGAATCGTTTCATCATGTCGTCCTCACCCACCGGATCGGTGCCGTGAGTCGAAACGCGAAACGATTCATCCTGAGCCGAGACCGGAGTCGAGTCGGTACGGGATTCCGTAATGACAAGCTCGCCTTCCCGGATGCGCTTGATGGTCGTGTCGACTTCGCGCCGAAACCCGTAGGATTTACAGGCCCGGTCACCGATCGACTCACCGTCTACGCATTCCTGCAGAAAGCGGGCGGCGGCCTCCATTGTGGCAAGCCGCCGCACTTGCGGAGGTACGGAATTCTCGTCGGTCCAAGTGTCGAGTTCGGTCGTCGAGAAGAACGAGCCGAGTTCCTGAATGATGTAGTCACGGGCCGAGACAATCCGGGATTGAATCTGCCCGGATGTCTGACTCGCGCCTTGCAGGAACGTCAGCACGTCCTCGACGTCGGCGACTGTGCACCAGAAGGTCGACATCAGTCGGCGTCCCGCTCTTCCCGGAAGTAACTGATAATCGCCGCAGTACCCCCGTAAGCGCCGCCAGTGCTGATTTTGTTGTTTGCGCGTCCAACAACGAGTAATCGGCACTCTTCCGGGGGAACGTCACAAACCGGAGTCCAGAGCGAGCAAGTCACGGCAGACAATCCGGTGAAGATAATCGAGTCAACCGTCTCCCAGTGGTAGGCCTCCCAGGTGGTGTCAGGCCAGATATTCTGCTGGAACCAGACGACGCACTCGATTGAGTCGGAGTACATACAGACCTGGAAATGCAGATCATTGAGGCCAATATCGGCAAAGGACAGCGTCTTTGAAGTGTCGACATCATCGTCGTCCGACACGTGGAAGGTGTCGATGGACAGCGAGTCCTCTTGCACGAAGTCCATCACCCACCCGAAAGCGTGGGCAGGCAGCAGGAGGGCCACCAACAGGATCAGAATAGAAATGAATCGTTTCATGCTGTCAGCCTCCTTATGCGATCGTGTTTGAGAATTTACAGGCAGCCGAACTGGTGATGAGCACCTCGTCGATGCCCTGCTCGGCCACTTCGTAAACGTCAGAGCTGGCAAGCTCTTCCTTATGCCACTGGCGGACCGTGCGGCCCTTCCAGTCGAACGTGCGGATCCACGTCAACTTGTTGGCTGACCCCTGTGGCTTCTCGCGGTTGATAAGCCGGTAAGGGCTACCGCCGTCGAGAAGATCATCGGTGGGACTCAGACCGTCGATGTAAGCGACGTATGCCGTGCCCGAGGTCCAGACAGACGCGATGTCTACCGTCTGACCCTGCTTGGCACTGTTGTAGCCAGCGCCCGCCTCAATCACCCAAAGACCGGCGATCTTGGAGGGCAGACCCGCCAGCGTGACCTGCTTGTAGTCGATACCTTTGAGCCGGTCTCGAATTTGCTGGTTCTCGCTGATCTTCAGGGCGTCTTCGTAGGGCAGGATCAGGCAGTTGGCGCGTTTGCGAATTGCCGCCCAAATTTGACCTTTCGCCCAGGCAATGTCGCTGAAGATTCTGGCACTGCTGGAGGTCTCCTGATTCCACTCCTTGCCCTGCTCAAGCGTCTTCTTGTTGGCAGAAGCAACTGAAGCACTGGCAGAAGCCAGAGTGTGAACACGGTCTTCCCGGTCAAGGTCGATGACTTCACCGACCTCTTCGAGCAACTCGAATTCGGGATCGACAGGCGAATCGGCGTTGGCGCGTTCCTTCTGCGAGACCATGTAGTGGAGGGCGTACTCTTCGCAAGAGTAAGTCCCGTCACTCCAGCCACGCTTAAACTCGCCCGACGGCGTCTTGTCGGCCCGGAGAGTGTTGACTAGCTTAAAGTTCTTCTTGTCCCAAACGGGATACTTGTCGTTGGCGTTCTGAACGCGAACACGCGGACAAACGATGTCCGCAATCATGCCCGGATTCGTGTACCTGAGATAATGACCCGTCAGGTACACATTGGTATGATAATCATGGAATGTGCCTTTTACTGACATCTCATTACCCCTTATTTGTAGCTCTCACGAATGAGGGCTTTGACTTCATCGTCTTGCGCGGTTGCGGCTTCGAGCGCCACCGCGATGGAATACTCGGTGCTGCCGGAGTCGTCGACCTTGCCGGTTGCAGCAGCCGAGTTCAATACTGCGCCGATAGCAAACGCAGCGTTCGCCTTGACGACCGTGGTGCCCGCAACGCGAACTTGTACCGGATCACCCGCAGCAGCAGCAGTGCTCTGCAAGATGCCGATAGCTTGTTCGCCGTTGTCCGCCAAGCTGACCTGCCCCTCGTTGGAGGTGTCGAGCTTGACCGCGACATACATGGTGGCAAATGCCGCATCAGCCTTGAAGGTGAGGTCAAGTGCGCCCTGATTGCCTTCATCTAGTGCCATTAGACATCCCCCCCCGACTTGGCGGCCAGTGAGACGGCAGCCCGATAAGACAGGTTCTTGTCGTTCGCCATCAGCTCTTTGGCTTTGGCGTCGAGGTCAACCGAGTCTTCGGTTGCGTTCTCGTGCAGGTCGGTCTCCGACTTCGTATCCCCGGGCTTCTCCGGCGCGTGCTCGCTCAGCACTTTGGCAAAGCTCTTGCGCAGCTCTTCGTACTGAGCCGAGAAGGTTTCCCATTCGGCCTCGTCGCCCTTGAGCGCGATAGCGTGCGCCATTGCCTTGAGCTGGTCGGTGGCGATCGACGGCGGGATGCCCTTGAAACAAGCCTCCACATCGGCGTCAGCCTTCGCTTTGGCGAGCTCGCCGAGTTGAGCCGCTTGCGTGGCAACGGTCTTGGCGTACTCATCCGCCTTTGCCGCCTTGTCGCGCAACTCCGCCAGCTCGGCAGCGGTTATATCAGGCCGGGCGCTCAGTTCTTTGATCTGGCGCTCGAGCTCTGCGATTTTCTCAGCAGACATATTTGTGTCCTCTTTGAGTTTGGTGTCAGTGGTGGATTGGTGAGAGTGGGTGTCGTTGTCTGTTCCGAGTGCCTCACTTTCTGCGTTTTCAGGGTAATCGAGGGTAATTGATTTCGGGTTGTGGTCAGCGAATGTCGGGCGCAGTCCGGCTACGGCAGGGTTGCTCGTGCCGAGAATGGCGACGTGGTGGAGGACGGGCAGCTTCGTCTCGGTGTACTCGCGGGGCGTCATGCCGATTGAGCGGGCTTTGTACTTCCCGGCCTCAATCATGTCTAGGATTTCCTCTGACATCTCCTTGAACTTGGCGTAGAGGACACCACCAGCCGCCTTGACCTCAGAAATCCAGCCATGCGCGGCGTCTTCAGGCGAGAACCAACCAGGATGTCCGATTGTCAAGGGTGCTCGGTAATGCTTGGGGTCGTAACCGTCAGCCATGTCGCGGATGTCATCTTCGGTAATCACCGCCATGTGCTTCTGTGCCCATGCGCTCCAGTGGTATTTCCCTGCCCTGCAAATGCCGATCCATTCATCCGGGTTGAACTTTGCCATTGTCATATCTCCAAAAGAAAAAGAGGCCCGCGCCTACACTGCTGTAGGTTGCGGACCTCGTGGGTCTCTACTCGAATTCGTATTAAGGCGCTCTAGGCGCTCAATGTTGTCTTAGCTGCCGGAGACTACATGATTGTCATGCTTGCAGTTCCGACAGGTGATTTTCAAACCTATATCTCCCTCATGCCATGTGGTGACCCGGTTACTTAGCCCGATGGTCTGTCCGAAGATTTTCCCGCAGCGAACGCAACGCAGATCGTGCATTGCTGCGTAAGGTGCTTTCTCGACCATCGTTGTATGAGGACCGGAGTCGATCATGCCGTCGCCCTCAATACTCGTGACGTCAAGCGACCAGAGTTGAATTTGTCGATGGCCTCTCGCGCCTCGACGTCGACGTATTCGCCTTGAGTGCCGCACTGCGGACACGTAATCCGATACTCTGGCGGGATTACGTGGCACTCACCCGCGCCAGTAGTCAGTTTTAAGTCAGCGCCGACCTCAATGTTGTTGTGCCAGATGTCACATACGGCCCGGCATTTCGGGCAAATCGCTTCTACTTGTGCACTCATTTCTTCGCCTCCGTAATTATCCACTGACAATCACAATTCGGATGCGGATAGTCCTCCGCCTGAGCCTTATCTATCGACCACGGGTTTCGGGCACTCAGACCAACGCATATATCACAAGTGTCCCGATCCCCAACAAACCATGCTTCTAATTTCCGGCTCGACCGTTTCGCCATTTGAAGCACGGCATGATTGGCGGCTCGCTGCGTTTCGCTGATAGCAATCGTCTGCGCCCGAGCCAATGACATCTCGCTAAACTGTGACCGGAGCGCAGTGACCATGTCGTCGAGACTGCCGCCGGATGCCAGGACGTTGTCGATCTGCTCGCCGAGAATCTTTCTCAGCGTGTCGCGCATCCCGTCCATGACGCCCTTGTCGTAACCCCACTGCTTGACGTAAGACTTCGTCAGCGACTTAAAGACCTTGTGATTGAAGGTCATCTTGAGTTGACCCGCCATCTCTATCGCCGACGCCCTAATCGTATCCTCCACCGCATCGGTCATCGGTCCTGCCAACTCGTGCCGGAATTCCTTTTCGATGATGTCGTCGAGCATATCCTTGATGCCGTCAGGGTTGTTGACGAAGTTGTGGGCCAGTTCTTCCAGTAGGTCACCATAGATGGCCTGAAGTTTCCGCCGGAATCTCTCGCGCACCTTCAGGCTGGCCCCGGCAACGATCTGCTTGACGCCTTCCGGTGGTTTCTTCCAGGCTCCGGGCTTCTCGGCAAGATTGACCCTGCCGTCGTCACCTTCAGTCTGATTCTCTTCCTTCTTGGCGGACTTGGCCGGTTTCGCCTGTTTCGGCTTTGACTTGCTTTCTTCGGGCTCCTCTTCTTCACCCTGTCCCGGCAGGAGTCCGAATTGCGGTGCCTCAAGGATCGGTTCGTCACCTTCGCGTTCGTAGATCGTGAACTGCTCAAGCACCTGCCTGATCGTGATCGGGACGCGCATATCGTAGAGGACTTTGTAGCGGTTAGCCAAAGCGTCAAGGTCTGCCCCCGTTTCGTACTTCAGCGTGAATATCGGATAGTCCGGCTGCTCACCGAAGTTGAAAGCGACCATCGGCTTGATAACGTCTTTGTTGAAAGTATGCATGACCAGCAGTGAATCAGAAGCCAGAATGTCAGACTGAATCCGTTCGTGGACTTCACCCAACGAGCGAGCGCCGGACTTCTGCCCCTCCATGCTGGTGAGCGGCTGGCCTAGCACCATCGTCGAGATTTCCTGATTGAAGAACCGGGCCGCATCCCAATGCGCCATGCCTGCCTTCTGTGTTGCCTCCAGTAGCTTCAGTTCGATGTTGTCCGAGTGCAAGACGGAGCTGGTTGATCGGAGTGCCGCGATCTGTGCCTCCACCTCATCGAGCTTCTTATCCTCAGGGGTGCCCTTGTATGCACCATCAATCGACGGCAGTCCGAACTTCTCCAGACCGACAAGCCCGTACTTCAGCGCCACCAGTTTGAATTTCCACATCCAGAAGATTGCCATCGCCAACGGCGTGCCGTATGGATTTTCACCCTGAGTGTTGTGCTGTAGCAGCGCAAACTTGTAAGGCGGCACAGGCTTTGACTTGAAGGAACCGGCGGTGTCCTTCATGCACAGATCACCCTCAGCATTGAAGTTGAAGCGTTTCTGATGCCGACTGCGAATCTGCCGGACAATCCAGGAGCCGTCAAAGTCGACATCCCACATGATCTCACCGACAGAATAGCCGAAGAAAACGCCGTGCGCCATCTGCGCCAGTACGTGGTGGAGTCGTTCCAGTTGCTTCAGCTTCAGGGAGCAGAACTCTGCTATCTTCACCGCCGTTGCGTCCTCAGGATCGTAGGGCATGACATCCCATTCTAGACCAGCAACACCGTGGAACCGGGTATGCACAACGCTGTTGATGTGGGTGTCACGGCCAAGCATATCGTAATAGAGATCGTAGCCTTTGCCGTTGGATTCGTACCGCAGCACCGGGTCTTTGTTTTCGAGCACCTTGTCGAAATAGAGAGCGTTCAGCCTTTCCAGTGACGATGTCGGGGCGACTTCGCGGGTGATCGGAGTAGCGGGAATCTTCTGCTTGTTGATGAAGCTCTTGGCTTTGTTGATGATGTTCATTTCAGTTTCCGTTCGAGTGTGTCGATCAGGTCGGCTAGATGTCCGATGCACAAGAACACAACCCCAAAGAGGATGGCGGCGATTACGCTTATCACAATCAGGGCGCCGCTCATGCGCACCTAACCCTCTGCGCCAACTCATCACAGGTCATTCCCGCTTGCCGCATCGCTGAAATGCAAGCCGCCGCTCGTTCGCGGGGCGTCAATTCGCTCACGATGTCATTGACTCGCCTTGCTATTCCGTGATGCATCCTGAGCCGGTTGAGGTATTCCCAACAACTGCGCCTGTGTCTGGTCTTGATTCTCATGCCGCTACCCTCATATCTATCCGGTCAAAGTCTTCTGCCGTGTATTCCCGATTGTGCCTGCGCGTCAATTCGTCACTCTCACGATTTGGCTTGCCTGCTTTGATCCTAACCGGGCCGGGATCTTGCAGTCTGCACCACTGCGCCAGAGCCAGAGCACAGACGCCGTCGTCGTGGAGGCCTTCGGGTGCAGAGTAGCGAACGCCCAGCCGGGTGTACTCATACTCGAAATCTTCAAGTTCCTTCTGGAGCCAGCCGAGTGTGTGATCTTCCTTGTCGGGGTATTCGATCTCGGCTTGATGAATCGCTGATTCCAGGGCTTCCATGAGATGCTGTTTGCTTTGGAGGCTGAAATTGTAGCCCTCGACGTTGCCGCGCTTCTCATGCAATTCCTCGACGACCGGGTCGCCTACGCCAGTGCAGTCAACGAGTGTCGGTGTCGTACCCACGACGTTTAGAATCTTCTCTTTCGTCTGACCCCAGTTGCCATGCCAGCGATAGAGTTCGCAGACTTGGCCGAGCATATTCAAACCGACGACGGCAACCCAATCTTTCTTTTTAGCCAAGTCGATGCCGTACCAAGAAGCTGGTCCCGATGCCAGTCCGGTGGTGCGGCTACACGCCGCGATGTTGTCAAGTCCGAAAGGATTACCGCCATCGTCAGATGGGATAGCTAGATAGAGTTCATCGAAAACGTGCTTTGGAAGTGCTCGTTGTGCGTCTTTAATCTCAGCCTGGTCAAGCACACCAGCCTCGACAGCATCCCAAGCCGTTAGCTTGAAGTACGCCATGTTCTGCTCGCCGGACTCAGCCCGACGCGCCATCTTGTAAGCCCAATTCTTCTTGCCTCTCACGTTGCCGATGATATGAACCTGACCCTTCGTGGCGGTCAGGGTTGATCGGACAGCGTACCAGGATTCCTCACGTAGTCGCGTCGCCTCGTCGATCACTGCGCCGTGGACATCTTCGCCGTAAAGGTTGTCGGGCTTTTCGCCTGACTTGAACCACTGCTTGGTCCCGTTCGGCCAGACAATGCTTTGCTCTTGTTCTCGGAAGGTAAAGGCGTCGCGGGGTAATGTCGACTCGCTGATCCAATGCTTCATTCGGGTAAAGGCTATCTTGGCCTGAGTAGCAACGGGCGCAACCCACCAGTAGTTGTAACCGAGACCGCCACGAAACATACAGTCCTCAGCCTGCTTGACCAGCAGCGCAACAGTCTTTCCGGCTTTGGTGGTTGCCTCGACAATCACGTACCGAGCGAGACAGTCAACAAACTCCGCTTGCTTTGGATACAGCCACGGGCGCTTGTAAACAAACTCAGTCTTTTGGTCGGTCGCCATTGCCGCCGTGCATGGTGAAGGTGAAATTGATAGCGTCACCGTCAGAACCACGAGGACCAGCGACACGTAAGGGCTCAAGCGCATCGTGGACTTGCTTGAGGATTTTGACTTTGGTTTCGATGCACTCTCGGATGGTGCTGTTCGATTCCAGTGTGAGCTTGAGCTTGCCTTTGATCTTCCGAGTGGCGTTCTGCTCACACCAACGAGCGACAGCCCGGTCGACTTCGGCCTGAAGGTCGACAGTCTCATGGATGATTGCATCCGCCCGGCGAAAGAGCTTCTGATACTCAGCCATGCGCCGCGACAGGTTCGCCAGGGGAAAGTGCTCTTCCAGATTCTCGTTGAGCTTCTGGCGTAGGGCGTCGATCTTCGCCTTGTCTCTGTGCGCTCGCGCCCTGATTGCTTGTCTCGTGACCCTGACTTTGAATCGCTCGTTGACAGCCGCGATGATCTCAGTTGAGCACTCGCCCAACGCAAGCATCTTGTTGACAAGGTCTTCGGCTTCACCGTTTAGTTTTCCGTTCTTTGCCATAAGTCAATCTGTGACAAATCTTCACCTCTCTAACCCGTTATACTGCACAAGTGTTCACTTGTCAATAGCTGAGGTCAAGAAAGTGGCCCAAATCGGGCATAAAAATGAGGGGTTAACTACTTGTCGTAGTACATATTACGGATTGTCTTTGGTGCCCAAATTTGATCGGCCCTAAATCTATACCGACGCGCCCGTTTAATTACGACATAGCTCGGCAAGCCCTCGGCCTTCCATTCCTGGATCTTTTCTTTCAATCTGTCGCTTGCTGATTGTCTGCGCTTACCCACTGCCGGACCCTGCCTGTTTAAGGCAGCGCCCCGGGGGTGTTCATCCCGGGACGCCACGACATCAAAGGACTTTGTTTAGCTGAAAATCTACTGCTTTCGTAGACTACCCTTTAATTTCTCAGTGTTACCTCCGGGTGGAAGGTGTTAGCGATTAAGGGTTCATTGATTGATCGGGGTTATTATCATTCGCCTCCTTTCTCCTGTTCGGGACAGCCTCTTCCTCTGCGATCAGCGCGTCGAGAACGTCCACTTTTATCCTCTGGTAATGACACGTGGGGCAACGGAGTCTCATACTAGCTACGCTGTTTCTGATCTCCTTCAGTCGCCCAAGGCGCCTGGGCTGGGGTTCGCGCTGATGCGCCATAAATTCACGAAGTTCCACAAGAACCGGCGTCAAGGCACCGATGGGATAGCAGGCAAAGAACTCATCCACCGCCTTCGCCTTCTCGTAGAGTTCGTTGATGACGTCATAGGCCTCAAAGGAAGTATTGCACCTTTTCAATTCTTCCATCGCCTCGTGGATGTTCATGCTCATTGTGTGCCTCTGATCGCTCTCAACGAATCAATGATTCGCCACGGCACCGGAACGCAGCAGATCGTGTCGTGGATGGTGTCGCGTGCCACTGGAACGTACCAATGAACTTTCATTCTGTTGCCAGCCGCCGTCGCCTGCTCTTCAGGCGGAGTCTTCCAGACAATAATTGAGCTTGCCACAACGCCGATGAGAGTACAGAACGCTGTTAATAGCATGAACTGGCCCCATGCTTTCAGCCCGTACTTGATTTTCTCTGTCATTCCTCCTCCTTGACTTGATTCCTCTTGATCGCCGCGATTGCTGTCCGGCGGGCGACGTTGGTGAGACCTGTAAAATCAGCCGACTCAATTACCGTGAACGCGCCACCGCCATGATCGAATAGTAATCCAACGCCCTCCGCGCGGATTTGCTTTAGGCTCGAATCCCGTAGTTTCTTTTCCCGCATGACAACAAACTTCCAATCAGCAGACGTTCGTCGTAGCTGCTTGAGCGCGGACCGCCAATCCCTGACTTTAACCTCGAAAACATTTATGTTGTTCTGTCTATCCAGGGCCATCACGTCGACAATCCGGTTTCCCCGATCGACTTCCTCGGCCACCACAAATCCCTGTTCGAGTAGATGTTTCACCAACCGCTTCTGAATATGAATCTCGGCGTCCGGTTTCTGCGCTGCCTTGCGCTGCCCGGTCGGGCCACGGTGTTGACGGTGGGAGAGGGTCATCGTCCTTTCCTCACTTTCCCCGCCAAGACACTCCAGTCTGACGGTGTATATATTTCCATGCGTTTGAATCGTCCACCGATCGCTTTGTCTGTCCGGGCCGTGCCGATTTCAATCCTGGCGGCCTTCACGATTTCATCAGGAGCGAAGTTTACGTGACAGGCTTTGTCCTGAATCAGCTTGCAGAACATCCCGGCCAGACTTCCTGCTCGGGTCTGTCTGATTTCTCCTGAGAGGTTGACGATCATATCCGACACGGCGAGTCTTGTTTCCGCATCCGTTTGTTCGGCTTTAGTCGGGGCGACGGCTTTTGCCGGCGCAGCAGTTTCAGTTCCAGATTCAGAGACAGTTTCAGATTCAGATTCAGATTCAGTACATACCCTATGTTTCACCGAAACAATGGGTCCAAGACCCTTTGCATACCCATACCTATGGGTATAGTATGCCTTTATACTGCGTACGATCTGCGTATCTCGGACCCCACTTAACCGGAACAAAACTCCCCGCACCTGGTTGTCTGAGCACTTCCCCTTGTTCAAATTGCGCCAGATCGCCGCTTTGATCCAAATGTAGGCGTCGAAAATCTGAATTTTGTCCATCTTTTCGAGTTCTTTCAGTGTTTCCCTGAACTTTTTGAGTGAAATGTGGCACCGAAAGCGTGCATCCAGCTCATCATTTCTCGTGTGCAGCCCAACTATGTCAGTGTCCCGAGATTGCCAGAGCATTGCGTAGACCAATCTCTGCTCCGCTGTTTTGTAGTCGGGGTCGTCCCAATATCCCCGGTCACCTTGAAAGTACGTGTTGCTCATCAACCCCTCCGGTTCACCGCTTCATTTCACCAG